CATGATAGGCATAGGCTGTTGTATAGGCTGTTGTCCAGGAATAGGCATTTCTTGTATAGGCTGTTCAGGCATTACTGCTGGCATAGGCATAGGTTGGGCTGGCATAGGCATAGGTTGCATAACATCTGTAGTTTTCATTACATTTGTTTGTTGATCCTTACTAACTTGTTGTGATACAGCAGCATCTGCTAAACTACCTGCCTCAGACGTATCAAGTGGTACATCTCCTCCTACATGCATCATAAAGTTAGGCCCACCCTGCACTCTTGCTCTAGCAGCCTCTGTATATTTACCCATCATAGATGCAGCTTTAGGACTAGCCATCATAAACTTATTCATGTCATCCTGTTGCGCAGGTCCAGTGTAACCTAAAGGAGATAACATCTTTTGCTGTTGCTGTGTTGTAAATCCACCGAATGTCTTTGCCATTTTATATTACCTTATTTACCCATTGTCATCCATACCGCACCTGCAATAAATGTCAGGACTCCAACGGTAGCTAGTTTTACTACAGTAGACCATATAGATCTACGTGTGTCACGCCAAGCTTCTAACAAGCTACGCATTTCTATAATATCTTTTGCAGCGTCATCATCAAGCAATCCGATAGAACGTAGTGCTTCTTTAGCTCCACGTCTTGCTGCGTTGTCCAACATCTCTTCTACTTCTTCTGAGGATAACTTAATGTCTACCATTCTATGTTACCTACGGTTTAGTAGGCCAATCACCATCTTCTAGGTGAGGCCAGTTAGAGTGAGTAGTTATATCTCTTAATGCTTGTCTATATGTAGTTATAGCATCAGACATTGTTACATCTGAAAGAGCGTAAAAGTCTGTCTCTTGTAGTAACAGGTTTCTTTTAAATCTATTATCTTGTGCAGCCTCTGTATCTTTTGCAGCTAGTTCTTCACTTGTTAAAGCTGATACCGTCCATACTGCTTCCCAATTATCATTTTTATATACTGGGGTTCCCATCGTAACCTTGTGTGTATTCTTATTGTAGTCAGGTATTGTATCCATATTAACAATATGAACTCCATACCTTAAAGCTACAGCATCTGATATATAGCTTGGAAAGGAAGTATTAGGGTTGTCTATTTTTAATTGGCTTTTTGAGTAAGGAAAGCTCTCAACCTCATTGTTTGAAATTTTTGCGTACATATGTTATTCCTTTATTGAATCTCTAAGTCCCAATCATTTATATCTGACCCTGCATCAAAAGCAGTATCACTTAAACTTGTAGAGGTAGCTCTGTAGTCACCTGAAGAAGACGCGCCAAAAGTGGCAGCGGCTGATGCGGATAGGCTGGTACTGGCTGGATTTGATACAACTAAATCACTTGATGAAGTTCTATCGTAAATAGGCCAACTATGATATAATACGCTTGTATTAGTATAAGGTGATTTAAGGGTTGGGTCTGAAGCAGGTACTTTAATGATAGCTTGCATACTATTAGAGTTGGGTATAGTATTAGTCAGCACATTTAAGTATAAATTGTCACGACTATCTACAACTAACCCTCTACCATATACATAATCTGATGTTGCACTAGAAGTTACAGGACCAACTTGGTACATCTTATCAAGAGTGCCATTAGGATTCCATATAGCTAAAGAACCTGTGTATTGCTTGGGTAAACTTGCGTTACCTCTCATGCTACCAAACTGACAAATTCTACCATCAGACAGTACAGATAAAGAGTTGTTAAAAAATTGCATATCTTCTGTTTTGTAAGCTAACCTTTTATACCATTGAGGACTACCATCGCTTACTCTAACTTTTAATAAGGACGATCTTAAACCAATGTAAGCATATTCTGTACCGCTTTCAGAAGTAATTTTAAGACTTTGCACACCTTGTTCAACCGAAGTAGGACTAGATATAATCTGCCACCCTTGGCCTTGAGAAAGTGTATCGTGTGAGTAGCTACCAAAAATACACTGAGCAGTATTGTTGTAACCTGCTACGTATATATTAGATGTTGAAGCTCCTGTAGCAATACCTCCTACATAAGCTGCACCACCATTAAATAACTGTTTTTGCCACTTGACTGTACCATCAGGCTCTAACGCCCATATATGATTTTTATTTGTTGGACCAGAAAAGTATTCATCTCCTAATAAGTAAACTATATAATCATCAGAATAGCTTGATGGGTTATTCAATATAGCACCATCATGAAGATTACCATCTCCTCCATGACCTTGTGCAGCATTTCCTGATTTAAGTCCTCTATTAGTACCAGACGCACTAATGTCTATTGTAGCATTAGCAAACATAGTATTGGTATAACCAGAGCTACTAACTTGATAGGGAGCATATCCTCCCATATAAAGAATCCCATTCTTAGAAGGGTAAGAACCTAGATTGTGTGCATCGTGTCTATAATTACCACTTGATGCTCCTGCCCAACTAATACCTAAAGAATAGCTTGAAAGAAAAGAACCGTTGTATCCATCTATTGCAAAGATATTAGACTCTGTTGGAACGCCAGTTTGGTTTCCTGCATAGCCCCATAAAATATCATTATCATTATCATAGCTTAATACGTTTTGATAAGTAAAATAACCACCTGTATTACTAACCCCTCCGTGAATAGTAGTAAAACCACCTGCCCAATAAGCATCCGCTGATCCAGAGGTTCCTATTATTTGTCGTTTCCACAAACTCATTTATTTCAAGTCCTGACCACCAATAAATCCGTACCATGTAGTACCACCATCGTGCGAATAAAAAACAAACTGATCAACTGCACTAGCTGCCCCACTTAATGTAGGAGCAGCACCATTAGGCCAATCTACTGCGCTAGGCCATGAAATTGTAAAGCCACTAGCAGAACTATCTTGTATTACTTTTAAAGCAAACCCATAAGCTGTGCCACTAGAAGGAGGATTACTCCAAGTAAACGTAGTAACATTTTCAGATAGCGTTAAAGAGAATACATTACCTGCTTCACAATTGATGGTAGCTGTACCACTAGAAGAAGTTATAGTAGCAAATGTTTCATTATAAGAATCTACTATAAGTTCACCAGTAATGTCAACATCACCTGTGTAACTTGCTCCTATTTTTGAGTCTATCTGTGTTTGTATTGCAGATGTTACACCATTTAAATACTGAAACTCTGTAGATGTAACTCCTGCTGCAGCAGCACCATCTAAAATATTTAAGTCACCAAATACTGATGTAACACCATCAAGTATATTTAACTCTGCTGCAGTAGATGTTACAGGAGTACCACTAAACTGTAGAGCACTAGTTATGTTTACTGTGGGTGCAGTTACCGTTCCTGTAAAAGTAGGACTTGCTGTAAGTGCTTTAGCGTCTAACTGTGTCTGTATCGCAGATGTAACACCGCTTAAATGATTTATTTCAGCACCACTTGCACTAATTGATGTGCTATTAAATGTAATAGCTGTTGCATCTAAGGTATCAATATAAGCAGTGCCATCAATATATGCATCTTTCCACTCAGAGCCACTAGCACCTAAATCATAAGTGTCATCAGCAGAAGGAATAAGATTTGAAGCTACATCAGCAGTCACCGTTACCGTATCAGATGCTGCATTACCAAGTACAGTATTACCGTTTACTGTAAGATTACCTGTGTTAGTTTGATTACCTGTAACTGCTAATGTATCACTTAAAGTAGTTGCACCAGTTACACCTAGTGTTCCACCTACTGTAGCATTAGTAGCTATGGCTGCAGTACCTGATAAATGTAAATTTTTAAACTTGAAAGGAGTTGTACCTTCTCCTAAATCTACTGTATTATTTGTTTTAGGTCTTAACACAGTAGCGGAAGCAACAATGTCTTGGCTTGGACCAAGCAAAGTAATAGGTGCTCCTTCAGTAGAAGTACCATCATGTGTGTGACCTGAAGAACTATCAAACGCACTTTCTATTGCATTAAACTCTCCATCAAGATCTGCTGCGTCAATAACGTTACCGTTAGCAATGTTATCGGCTGTATCGTTTCTGGTGTAACCTGTACCCATAGCTTATTCCTTACTGTCTATCCTCTATAGTATATTCTAATACAGCAGTATCAAGTGTAAAACTTGGGTTACTACTGTTGTCCTCAATTCGTAGAGCCACTGTTGCACCTGACCCTACTAAGTTAGTTTTATATGTTTCGTCAGTAGGCGTACTGTATACTGATGTATTATAAATTGCTGATGTTGATCCATAGATAGCTCCTCCACCTGTACCTGTTATTGTAAATACTGGAGGTTGTATAACATTAGCATCATTCCTATCTAATTTTATACCTGCAGTTAGGCTAAGTGTACCTTCAGGTTTTAAATATAGATCTAGTTTATAAAAAGTTTTTCTTACTTGTGGATCATTTATAGGCATATAAGCAGATTCAAATATAGCATCTATTGATGCTCCGTTTCTACTAGTTCCTGTCTCTTGTTTATATACATAACCATCTTCATTAGAAAATACGATAAGTTCAGTATCTCCTATAAAATTAGAATCACAAACATAAACCTTAAAGCCTTTTAGTTCTGCCCATTGAAAACCTTGACCACCCTGATCTATAAACTTTGTTGCAAGTAAGCCTTTAGCAACACTAGATCTTTCATTTGATGTATACTGAAAGATTCTATACTGTGCTTTCTCTCTGATAATATGACTTGTTACCTGCGTACCAGTAGCCAGTTGATCATTTAAAGTTGATCTTATAGGTCTAGACGCAACATCTAATCCAAAGTCACCAATACGATCCGTAGCACTAATAGTTCTAATACCATCAGGAGCTAAGAAGATAACATCACCACCTACTTCGTGTATACTATCAGGCTCAATACAACCTATATCATCTGTTATTACCTGATTAGCAGGAGGATTACCTGCAGCCAATAGCCCTGTTAGTTTATGTATCTTATCTTCGCAAAAAATAATTAAGTTATCACGAAAGACAGCTAACCCTGTTACAGTAGATCCCATACTTAGTGCTTCAAGAAACTCGTTATCCTTAAATGGAGCACTAAACACTACTGTTTTTCCTACAGCAAAAACTAAAGACTCTTTATATATAGTTACAAAACTTGCATTATTTACACTTGATGCTGCAGA